ATATTTATCTATGATCTTTAAAGCTAGATCATACTTACCTCTATCCTTACAATTTTTAAGTAAGAACAATACCCTTATCATCTTATTTGTTTTCATATTTTTTCCTTATCATTTCTATTTCTAAATCTTTAAGATCAAGTTGTGTTTTTAATGTGTCGATTTGTTTTTCTAAATCTAACTCTCCTCTAAACTTATCGTCTTTGATTTGTTTAAGTTCTTTCTTTAGCTCCTTAACCTTATCTTGTAGATCGCTATCGTCAAACATATAGATGTCTGTCATTTTAATACTTCTATTTTTTTTATACATCCCACAGGAAAGCAAGTGACACCACCTACAGATAAACCATCTTCATCTTCTGAATAAGAAGTAAAGAGCCATAGTTTTGATTTAGTTTTTTTATAAATGTAGCCGACATCGGTACAGGTTGCTACATCATGATCTAATATTTCTGACTGATGTGTCCATGCTTCATCGCTAGAACAAATATCAAACCAAGTAATTTTAACTCTTTTATATTTAGAGATCATAGAAGTCATTGGGTTGTACTTTTTTATTTGTTGCTTTATAAATCTTAATCATCTCTTTGGGTCTAGGTATTCTTTGACCATTACAATATCTCCATACGTTAGTCGCAGGATTAATATTCATAATGCCAAATCTTCTCGCAGCTTCACTACAACTCAAGCCTTCTTCTTTTATCCATTCTTTTAATTTCATGTTGTTTCCTTTCTGAATGGCAACCATTACCAAAAAAGTTATGAACAGTCAAGGAAAAATAATACTTGACATTGCATTACCAATATGGTATAGTAAGATATTAACAAAAACAACAAAGGGTAAAAAATGAAACTAATGCCACCACTACCAATCGAAAATAAAGAAGCAAATAAAGGATTGGTAAATATTGCAGATAAAAATTATTTTATCTGTTTTAATCTATTGGCAATATTTGAACAACAAGGAGAAGAAAAAACTTTTGTCTTTGAATTTGGTCATAGAGGTATGGGTAGGTTGTACATTTCTAAAGAGGATTTGTTAAAAGAACATAGCGAAAGTTATGTATATCTTTTAATACAAGAAATGCCAACAACTAGAATTAAAGGCGGTAAGCATACTGAAAAACATAACCAAGAATGGTTAAACAGTATCTCTAAATAAATAAACTAAGGCGGCTCAGAAATGGGTCGCCTTTTTCATTTGACAAATAGGTTAAAATAAAATAAACACAGATTGAAAACAATGAGTGATAAAAAATATTTCGATACATTAAATAATGGTAAAGGTTTAGATCATTGGTCGCCTTCTAGCTCTAGTATGCCACTAGCTAAATTTAATCTTAACTACGGACATCACGATGGAGCAGAGAGAAGTATGTTTCCTATGCAATACAAACCTAGATTTGGAAACCTAGTTAATAACACAGCTCAAAGAATGGAATGTGAAACTTTATTTTATAAAGACAAAACCATAACATTAACTAACAGGAACTATGACGAGGTGTTTGGCAAGGAGTTAGATGATATTAATAAGTATGATCCTGTTGATCATAAAGATGCTTACGCAAGAGAACACATGATTGAGTATGCACATAGAACGATTGATCAAACAAGGAAGGTGGTCAAGGAACTTTGTGGCAAAAATAAGATTACCTCTGAACGATATGTTATGAACAAACCTAAGAAATTATTACACGACATCATAGGTCGTATTGATTATGAGACTGACAATGTATTTATAGAACTTAAAACTAAACCACCTAGTATCGTAAAGAAAAAAGGTAAAGATGAATATTATTTTAAAACACAAACACTTAACGATGATGCTGTCTTTGATGATTATTGGAAACAAGTGGCTTTCTATTGGAAGTGTACAGGCAAGAAACCTTTTTTAGTTTTAGTTAATGATAAAGAATATTTAATCTACGATGACACACACGCAGCATTGTATGATGACCATTTAGAATACCAATACAATCTAATGGTAAACAGAATTTATAACTGGGAACAAATGATTATTTATTGTAAGGGGGATTTGCAAAAGTTAGCAGACATTTCAGAACCTCCTGATCTTAATCATTACTACCATTATAAATACCTAACAGACAAACAACGTAAAATAATAAAACAACTATGGAGAATAGACGCATGAAAATAAATATATATCAAAAATTACACAAAGCTGCCTGTGAAGCAGGTGGTGTAGCTAAAGGTAAGAAGGTACAAGGTATGCACTTCAACCCTTTACTACATGACGAAGTACAAAAGGTGGCAATGGAAGCCTTGTTGAACAATGGCTTATATCCTGTTTGTACATACGAAAATCAAATGACAGATAGTTTTATATTGGTGACTTGCAACATGAAGATACACGATGTTGAAGATCCTAAACAATTTGTAGAAGTATCTGGTTGTAGTGCTATGGGAAACCTAGATAAGTTTGGTACAGGTAATGGTATGAGTTATGCCAAGAAGTATGCTTACCTAAACGCATTACATTTGAAAACAGGTTTAGATTTAGAAGATGGTTATAATGCAAAACCTTTTTCAAATAACAAAATTCCACAGAGTAGTGGTACGAAACATGGTAGTCAAACTACTCATGTAAACAAAGATGTGCAACACATCAAGAATGATATTCAAGGATGTAAAAACATTTATGAATATAGAAGGGTCAAGAAAGAAGTTGATCCTTATCTTGAAACTGCACTTAAAAACAAAAGTCCCAAATTGTACGCAGAGATAAGTGATCTGTTAGAGACAAGAGGGGATGAACTAAATAGGAGAACATAATGAGTAATATATACATAAAACTTATTGCGAACCACCCTGTTTTAAAGCAAACCATTCTTGACATAATGCAAATGAAAAAAGAACAAGGAGATAATACTCCTCTTTTTGTTGCTCCCAAGAATGAAGAAAGACCTGACAAGAACTGGACTATTGGTGTGAATATCCCTCAAGAAGCCAATGGTTGGTATAGTCAAGCTGCTTTCGGTGCTACAACAGATGATGGACAAGCTACAGGTGGTGTAAATGTTTCATTAAAACCTAACGATGCAAGTAAATCATCAACAGGTGGAAGTGGACAACCAGCAATGGGTGGGTATAAAAAACCTTTCCCAAAAACTGGAACTTATGGTAGTTATAAAAGATAGAGCTTAGGCTCTAAGTTTGTGGCGGAGTTTTAGTCATTACCCTTGACTTTCTTACGTTGTTTTCCTTCGCCACAGACTCCAAACAATATGAATAAAAATAAATTACAGAAACAAGTTGGTGGTTCACACTACAAAGATAATTTTAAAATCCAACCCATTGAATATATACAAGCTAATCGTATGCAATTTGCTGAAGGATGTGTTGTGAAGTATGTGTCGAGACACTCCTTTAAAAATGGTAAAGAGGATATATTAAAAGCCATGCAAAATCTAGAATTTATATTAGAAAGAGATTACAATGATTGACAAATCCACCAAAAAGGTTATAAGAACAAAGTACGGAGACGCAAACTTTAAATATGTAGAAAGTTTCGATTCCGTTAAGAAAGCTGCCGACCCCTCAAATGAGGGAAAGTTAGTAGAAGTAGTGGTTCAAGAAATTAAATGGGATCACACAATAGTGAAGGAGGATGCTGATGGAAATCAGAAAGCGTCTGCAGAAACTGATGGACAAACAAAGAAAGAAAAGTGAGAAGTATGTCCAAACAGTACAGAAAGCTAATAAATTAAAAGCTGAAAGTTACAGCTTACATTTAAAAGTTACTGAGTGCAGAGAGCAATTAATGGCAAATAGATAGTCATTAATTAGATAAGTTAAAACAACAACAAAAGTTGGCAACAACTGAAAGGGTACTATGCACTTAGAAATAATCAATAAGAAAAAGAAACAAATTAAACTTGGCATGAAAGCTATCATGTTTAGAGAACTATCACCAAGAGAACTACAAATATATAGAACAGGATTTAAGAATGGCTATCGTTTAGCTGAAACGCATTTAGTTTATAAAAGTCAGGCACT